CGAAGAAGAACCGTAATTATGGAGAGCGATGGAAGATATTGGTAAACCATGAGTTTTCCCCGAAGCTTCATGTAGAGTATGCGGAAAACGGCGTGCTTACACCGACCCGCGATTGCCCACAAGGAATGTTGGATGAGATTTTCGGGTATTTTAAAGAGCGTAATGAAGACGAGTTTTATCAAATACCTAATAGCAAGCCGAATAATACTAACGTATCAGATGAAGTAGAGGAAGAGGAAGAGGAAGAGGAAGAGGAAGAGGAAGAGGAGGAAGAGGAAGCTGAGGAAGAGGAAGCTGAGGAAGAGGAAGAGGAAGCTGAGGAAGAGGAGGAAGAGGAAGAGGAAGCTGAGGAAGAGGAGGAAAAGAAACCAGAGTCTCTCATATCGCATTTGGTAAAGAGCGCATGGGAATTTTTTATGCTCAATCACGTGGACAGTCAATAAATGCGGACCCCCAAATACAGATATAATATTGGAATAAAAGAAGGGATTAAAGGGATGGGGTTAAAGGGTTTCCGAAGGTTACCGTAGGTCTCCCTCAAAGACCGCGAAGCGGTCTTAAGGTTGAGGCCACTTCGTGGCCTCTGACCCCTTAAAAATTGAAACTTTTCAAATAACATAAACGTTGCGTTATATTATTTACCTACAATCAACAAAACAAAATGGATTTGACCCAAACCAAATTGACACGCGCGGAATGGGAAACTATAGAGGTTCCCGTATCCAACGACGAAAAACAGGTCCTCTCGCTCATCATCACCGGGTTTCACGACGTCAATATTAGGACGAACGAGACCCAATCGCTATATTCGTTTACAAAGATAGACCAAACCCCAGAAACCGAGTTTTATCTCTATAAAAAGTATTTCGAAAGCACGGTATCGGCCATCGCCTCCAAATATGGCAAGGATATGGTGTTATCTGTCCCCAATAGCACGCTATCTGGAGGTGAACTAAGGTCACTTAAAAGCGCCGATATGATTCGAATTCAAAACCTCGATAATAACATCACGCTAAACCGCGCCAATATATTTGAATTTCTATTATTGGACCTCACCAAGGGGTTATTGAAAAACCTGTCGAAAGAAAACGAGCACTATGCGTTTTATCTATATACCCTTATTCATTTAAAAAAGGCATCTATTCGCTATCAAAATAAAAACGTCACGGAATTTGTAGATAGCGCGATTCAATTCGCCAATGATAGGACGGAACCCAGCGAAATTATTACCAATGCGTATCGTTTCATCGAGCGTAATAATTATCTATTGAAATACGAGGATAAAGTTCTATTCCCGCACCAAAAAGAACTATTTACTATCTGTAAGAGTCCCGCGGCTAAGCTCATCCTATACACCGCGCCAACAGGAACAGGCAAAACACTATCGCCCATCGGTATATCCGAACGTTATCGCGTGATTTTCGTATGCGTGGCTCGGCATATTGGGCTCGCCCTGGCAAAATCGGCCATTTCTATGGAAAAGAAAATCGCCATTGCCTTTGGCTGCGAAACTGCGTCCGACATCCGACTCCACTACTTCTCGGCCGTAGATTATACGCGAAATAAGCGTTCTGGCGGCATTGGTAAGGTAGATAATAGCGTCGGCACCAATGTCGAAATTATGATTTGCGATGTTCAATCCTATACAACGGCAATGTATTATATGCTATCATTCAACGAGCCCGAGACCATAGTTACTTTTTGGGACGAGCCGACAATTACTATGGACTACGAGGCGCATGACCTACACCAAACACTCAGTAAAAATTGGAATGAAAATAAGATACCGACGATGATTCTGTCGTGTGCCACTCTACCCACCGAGCAAGAAATTGCGCCGGTATTTGCCGATTATAAGAGTAAATTTAACGATGCCGAAATTCATACCATTACTAGTTATGACTGTAGAAAGTCGATACCAATATTGAATAAAAGCGGGCATTGTGTGTTACCGCACTATTTATATTCCGATTATAGAGAACTTGTAAAATGCGCCGAATATTGCGAGGCTCATAAGACTCTCCTACGTTATTTCGACCTACGCGAGATTGTCCGTTTCATCGAATTCATCGATACGCAAGAGTTTATCCCAGATAGATATTCGATTGATTCCTATTTCTCAGGTGGTATCAATACCATTACTATGAATAGCCTTAAAGAATATTATTTGAAAGTATTGCTTCATATGGACGCGGAACAATGGCCCAAAGTATTCGGGTATATGAACCATACGAAGAAGCAAAAGTATTTGAATAATCCGACCCATCATTTCCATAAGATAAATAGCGAAACGAAGGAACCGACGCCAGCGGATACTACGATAAAGAGGACCGTATCCATTGCCCCTGACCGAGTTTCCGCGAATCCCGGGTTACCCAGTCCAACTCACGGAATCCTATTGACAACTACAGACGCTTATACACTGACCGACGGGCCCACTATCTTCCTATGTGAGGATGTCAATAAAATCGGCAAGTTTTATATTCAGCAAACGAATATCCCACCCACCGTATTTCAGACGATTTTGGCGAAGATTACGAAAAACTCGGATATTATTCGACAAATCGAAGAAATGGAAAAGATGATTGAAGCCAAGGAAACGAAGACAACTCTAGATACATCCAAGGTAGGGGCGGGCGGTAGAACGAAAGAGGTAGAAGTAAAAACAGATAAGCTAAGCAATGAATCGAAGGAAATGGTGGATAAAATCAATAAGCTGCGAAAGGAAATCCGTCTGGTATCTTTAGACACCATGTATGTTCCAAATACAAAGGCCCATCAGCAACTCTGGGCACCAAACGGCGAAATTCGTGAAAACGCCTTCGTATCGCATATTGGCGAAGATATGGCGAAAACCATTATGCAACTAAATTTAGATAATAATTTAAAGGTGCTTCTCCTTTTAGGTATCGGAATGTTGCTGGATAAGTCCAATGTCCAATATATGGAAATCATGAAGCAGCTGGCAATAGAGCAGAGACTATTTATTATTATCGCATCTACTGATTACATATATGGCACGAACTATCAATTCTGTCACGGGTTTATTGGTAAGGACCTGACGAATATGACACAACAGAAGACGCTACAAGCTATGGGTCGTATTGGTCGGAATAATATTCAACAGGATTATACGATTCGATTCCGAGATGATGATATGATTATGAAGTTATTCGAAGAACCCGCGGTTAATTTGGAAGCGGAAAATATGTGTAGGATATTGGCAGGGAACTAGAGGAATTATGTGCGCATAATATATATAAACCGTTCAAAAAACAATAAATGGCTGATTACGTAGTTTGTATTCCCAGCTATAAACGCGCCGAATTATGTAATGAAAAGTCGCTCGCCATGTTACACCATAATAAAATCCCAGCCTCTAAAATCTATGTATATGTAGCGAATCAAGAAGAATATGATGAATACAAAAAAACACTCGACACCAAACTCTACGGTAAATTGGTAGTAGGCAAAAAGGGTCTCGTCCCTCAGCGCCAATTTATAATGGAACAGTGGGGCGAAGGTAAACATATTGTATTTTTTGATGACGATGTAGCCAAGATAGACTTAACCATGTCGTCGTTATTTAAAGGAAAGACTTTAGACTACTTTTTCAAATACGCGTTTGATGAATGTAAGAAACAAAAGTCGTTTATTTGGGGTGTTTATCCCGTATTTAATCCTTTTTTTAGAAAGGGTCGCGATGAGTTATCCACGGCACAAAACTATATCGTAGGTGCGTTTTATGGTATTATTAATAGACCTAATTTAAAATCGATTCAACTTACTCTTACCAAAGAAAATGGCCAAAAAGAAGACGTAGAAAGGACCATCAAATATTTTATCGAAGACGGGATTGTGCTTAGATTTAATAAGATTGGGTTTGTTACGAAATATTATGGTAAATCGGGAGGATTAGGAACATTTGACGCGCGCCTGAAACCAATGTTGGAAGCCTCTAAGTTACTTAAGAAAACTTACCCTGAACATGGCGAAATATCGACGAAGAAAAATGGTATGACGGAGTTTAGATTAAAGAAAATACCATCTCGTTATGCGGAGCCCAAATCGATAGGGAAAACGAAGAAGAATAAAGTGGCGAAAAACGTTACGGCTAAGAAGAAGTAGGTTGTGTATGCTTTGTAAAAACAAAGTATATACTTTTGGGCCCCATTCATTTGGACATCATTTTTTTCAGCGTCTTATTATGTGCCTCATAAACACGCCTGGATTTATTTTTAGTATTTAACCATACGTTTTTCCTTAGATAGCAAACAATAGATAACCGAATGGTATCCTTACTCTTTTTATGTATCGGTAAATTCGCATGGGGCTGATGGACGTCCATAAATAATATATCACCGCGGCGCACATTAACACCTATCCCATACTGTGGGAAACAGGTTTCGCCGCCGGTATATTCGCCTACGTCAATAACCGCCAAATTACCGAACCCATCTATATCATCTCCCTTATCAGTATGAATAGACGTTTGATAATTTACATTCGTGGTCACGGTTGTAAACGATGTCCCGGGTATCTTAAAGTGCGTCTCGTTCGCTTTCGCGCGTTGACTTTTATATTGCTCGGGCGTTAACTTTTCGTAGAGGCCATCTATATCCTTAATAAGCGGTATGGTCTTTTTGTATTGTTCAGGATAATACATATTGAATCGACATTCGCGCACAGATATTTTGGGCGTTTTGTTTTTCTTTTTAAATATAACTTTTTGCGATGGCGACCATCTATCGAAATACCCGAATATATTCGACATGACCTTAGGATTAAACCCAATATGTCGCTTTTTACTTCCGGTGGCATTGCCGCGATTACTGCTGGTATTTTTGGCAAACTTGATAATATTATCATAGAATTCGTTTATATGGTCATCGTTAGATAACGCATTTTTTCTATACCTCAATAATAGTCGCCCGTCGGCGGTATAAGCATCGGTGTCCTCATTAATAATGGTTTTGATATGATCGGGTTTAATAAAAGTATTTAATTTTTTCTCCATCTTATCGTCATCGTAATCTTTATCTACATGATATATGTTTAAGTCGCCTTTTTTCTCTTTTTTGATAATCATAAAGTCCCCTATTATATAATTGGCCATTTTTATTTGTGTAGTTACCAAATAACGCATTTCCTTCACTTTTTCTGTGACCCTTTTCCTTCCGTTCCTTTTCCTTCCGTTCCTTTTTCTTTACCTTTTTT